CTTCATCACTTCCTGTACGATAGCTCTGAGGGCGTCTAAGCGGTTCACTGATGGCTCTTCTTGAGGGTCTTCAGCTACCTCATCACGGGAGTAATAAGCTAGGTACTCCTCATGGCTACCACAGGGCATGTATACCGCCTGTCCTATGCCATCCTCATGTACGTGGATCTTACCTTCGCAACCCATGTCCATACTTCTAGCTCTGGCTTCCATCTCAGTAGAGAAGACATCATTAGCTAGTTTAGCTTTAGCTATTGACTTCTTGCTGCTAGAGGGATGAGAAGCTGGCAGTAGGTCTTTATCGTGTGTAGCTTTCTTAGAACCAGTAACAATCTTAAGAAAACTATTAACTCTAGCCATAGCCCATTGCTCAGGACCAGTCACATTAGGACGTACTGAAGATGGGTTTGTACGGTAGGCACCTACACCTCTATCATATACTGCCTCAAGCATACGCATAGTCACTTTATACTTGGACTTCTTGTTATGAGCTTCCATCTTATTCTTGAGGGCTGTCTTTGGCATCTTATAACCTTAAGCTGTGTTCTTAATTAGGACGCCTTGGAAGGAAGCCCCTATTGCGTTATTAGTTGTGTTAGTTATAACTCTACACTCTAAGTCCGTCTTCTCTGTAAAAGGTTGCGGGTACTCAAACTTTGCAATTAATTGATTGCTCTGTAGGACATTAATAAGTCTAGTTCTGAACACGTTTGAACCGAATGTGCGACTGACAAAGCTACAAGTTGCAGTTTTATTTGCTTGGCTGAGTGCGGCAGTAAAGTTAATGTCATCTACATATAGGGTGTAACCAGCAGGAACAGTGTAAGCAGCTATCTGGGTCTGATTACCAAAACTTAAATTGGCATAAACTGTAGTATTTGGTACACCACCCGTAGCACCAGATGACCCTACATAAATTGTACCGCCAGAAGTTCCACCTGTACCAGCTAAAGTAACAAAAGCCCTATACACTCTTAAGTATGCAAGTTGAGTAGCAACTTGAGTTTGACCATTAAGAAAAACTGTCTCTTCTATTTCATCGTAGTTCTCATCTAACCCTTGTATGAGAATACTGTTAGCACCTGTGCCACCATTAGCATCATTTGCGCTTGTGCTACTGACAAACATTGTAACGGCACTTGTAGGGTAGGTCATATTTCCACCCTGCGCCCAAACAGTCTCTTCCTCACCATTTACATCTGGGTTGTAACCAAACTTGTATAAAGCCTTGTGACCCTTAGTAAAACCCCTAGCGATTGCTAGGTCTGTATGTTCAAATAGGCGTCTGGGCCAACCACCAAGCATTTTCTGTTCTACCTGTTCAAAGAGTGTATTAGGATCTGTTGCATCTTCTACGTCAGGTCTTCCAGTAAGTGTGCCATCAGTTACTAGAGAGTAATTTTGGCTTATTGCAGTTGAGTTTACTTCTGGTGTACCTGTAACGACAGAGGGAATAGAGAAACTCTCATCTTCTGTCATTGTAGCATCTGAGACTACAGGAGAACCTGTAACAAGCCCTGATGCTGTTAGGCCGTGGTCTTGAGTTAGTGCCGCTTGGTTAGCTACAGGATTACCAGTTATAAATCCTAAAGCTGTTAAGTCGTGTTCTTGAGTTAGTGTACTCTGGTTGGCTACAGGAGAACCTGTGACAAACCCTAGTGCTGATAAGCTATGTTCTTGAGCTATTGCTGTAGATGAAACTACAGGATCTTGGGTGACTATAGATACAGAAGTTAAGGCATGTATCTGAGCTATTGCTGTAGATGCTATTTGAGGACTAGCTGTACTAAATCCATTCGCACCAATAAAGTTGTCGTTTATTAACGGGTCACTTGACTGAGTGAGTAGTAGATCACTATTTTCCTGTAATACCCTGCTTGTCATTGTGCATGACCTTTACTATGCAGGATCAGGGATACCGATAGTAAATGACCCTAGAGAGAATGTGTTACCTGATGCTACAACCTGACTAGCTGTTAAAGCTCCTGTGGCTAACAGTCTAGTGTTAGATACATCTACAATAGCATAATGAGTAGCTGTACCGTTACCTGTTACTGATCCATCGGATATGGCTGCAACTACAACCTCACGACCACCACCTGATCTGTCTGAAGGGGCAGCAATGGAAAGGGACGTTGAGTTACCTAATGTGTGAGTAGAGGTAGCCTCAGTGTATGTAGTAGCTTCCTGAGAGGTTAGGTCTATACGAGAGGCTTCAGTATCAAGTACAGATAACCCATTGTCAAAAACTCTGTTATTAAGACTGGGCATCTTCTGGCTCCTCTTGTGTTACAGGCTTGGCCTCTGCATCATATCTTAGTTCAGCTATATCCATCAGGTCTTGGATAACCTCTGGATGATCACTTACGTTGATGTCTGCGCCATTCAGGTTCCGTAGGAATGCTGCAATCTCACGTAGGTCATGTGGAGCTACATCACCAGCTACAATAGTTGGCATCAGGTCATAGTTCAGACCGTTCAACTCCCAGAGGCGCTCGACAAGCTGTTTGTTAAGGACATCAACAATAGCTTGGATATAACTCTCTAATGCACGAAGGAACAGGTCTGTCTTACTCTTGGAGAGGGCGTAAGAGCCAGTATTACCACCACCAAGCATAAGAAACTCAGAAAGGACACTACGAGCAATATCGTGCTGGTAACGTCTTACAATAGGGTCAATGTCAATATTACGACTACCACTAGATGACATAAGCTCAACATCTACCAGTTTCTGGTTGGTAGGCGCTCCGTCTTTATCGGGATAGGTGTCGGAAGGCAGAATAATGTATCCCTGCTCATTGAACTTGACATCCCTGAGAATAGATTGCAGGTTATTGACAAATCCAGATTGTGCTGCTGTTGCATCCCCTGACAAGTACTCAGCAGGAATACGAGCAACAGGGATACCAGCAAGTTCCCTCTCAACTGCTATGGCCTCAATAGACTGTAGGTTATTGACATATTCATAAGAAGTATAAGCATTGCGAAGTATAGAGCGCCCAGCAGGATCACCATTAATCGTTGTCGTGCGGTAGTACAGACTTTTACGAGTAGGTATATAATTAGAGTTGTTATAGCCCGACCCGTCCTGATAAATACCTTTAACATCACCAGTCTGCTGATCTACATCAAACCTAGAGATTGTCCAAGGCGCACGAATAGCAATCTTGCGTACACCCATACGTCCATCAGTGTACTTAGAACGCCTCTTATCACTTCTTTCAGTAGGGCCAATACGTCTTTTATATATGACTTCAAACCATGCAAAGCCATACGACAAATTCGATAAGGACTCAGCAATATGGTCATCAAGGGTATGGTCCATATCATCAAGTACAGACTTAACGAACTCAGCTTCTTCTTTAGCTTCTGTACTATCATTGGCTGGCATCACCTTTAAATCAACATCACGAAGGACTTGTTCAGTAGCGTACATAACAGCACCAATAGTACTGTCGTTATCTCTCATCTCACGGTACTTGCGTATGGCCTTCTTGCCACGCAACTCAGGTAGAAACTCATCAGCCCGTATCTGACCATTGTAGGTGTTATCACCAGCTACACCTAATATCTTCTTGGCCTCTGTTTCTGAGAGCTTCTTAACCATTACCTTAATCCTTTGGCGCTACTATACGCCAGCTTCAGCGTAGGTTTTGCGTAGCCATTTAATGAGAGGTCCGTTATAGCCCAAACTAAAGCATCAAGACGGTCTGGTGAGCCTATGGACCCTAGAGGTTCCCACTGTACCATCTGATCTTCTAAGTCGTTAAGTCCTCTTACGTGTCTAACCTTATCCTGTTCATATAGTGCGGATACTGGTTCAGCCCGTGCCATCTTTCCTCTGGATGCATGTACGAGCTTTACTGGGACTGTTTCATCTTCTGTATGTAATGTGTGACGAACCATATCGCCACCTTGGTTTCTTTCAGCTACAATCCTATCAGCCATGTGTTCTCTATAGAGTTCTACAGCTTTGGATGCCCACTGTTGAGGAGTATATCTACCTGTGTGATCTTCTAAGACGTAAGCTATTCCGTTGACATCTACACCAGCAACTACAATACCAGTCATGTCACTTTCTGCATTTGACGTAATAGCTGGATCGATAGAAATAACCACCCTATTAAGAGATGGTACGTCATCTTTATCTATCTCACACTTAGCAAGTTGTTGTCTATTCCATAATGCGCCAGATGCTTCATCAAGTATTTCAGCATATAATTCTTGTCTACCTAACCTTGTTCCCTCATAAGTCTTCTTTACTGCATCTAAGAAGGTATCTGCTAGATTGGCTGCATTATCATAGGTACTCCCTTTGCTAATGGTAGTCTTATCATCGTCTAGTATTGTGCGTATCAGTTTGGTTGTCTTAGGTGTCGTCGTTACAAAGACTTGAGGACGCTTACCTAAACGTAAACCAAACTGTAGCATATCCCAAGTTTCTTGGGCATTTCTCCATGCACAGAGTTCATCCGTCCATGCTGAGTAGGCTTGTGGCCCACGTAATCTCTCTGGGTCTTCAGCGGAGAAGAAGACTGCCTTAGACCCATTCTCCCATGTCAGAGTATTGTTGGTAGGCGACCAAGTAGGAAATCCGATATGCTTTCCCCTATATGTCTTATCACCCTTCCAACAGACATTGAGTA